ACAGAAAGGATAAATATATCCAAAAATGATCCACACGCATTTCTACAAAAAGAACTTTTATTAAGAAAGGAAAAGAAACTTCCTCCATTTTATCGACTTATATCTTTGATTATATCTGGAAAAAACGAACCTCTAATTATGAAATTTGCAATAAGCGTCAAATCAAAACTTCCTAAAATAAATGAGGTAAATGTTTTAGGCCCTGTTCTTGCACCAATTACTAAATTAAAAAAAAATATAGATGTAGAATTTTGATAAAATATCCAAAAAATTTATTTAATACTGGTATATCAAATCCAATAATGTTAAGTCCTATAACTTCTTTAGTTTGTTTTAAAAAATCTACAAACCTGTGTATCTTATCTTCTTTAAATTGATAATAAGTATTATTATGTTTACAAACAATACACCAAATTTTATCTACGTTAAGAGTTGTTTCAATATCAAATATTACTTTATCAAAAGTCACTTGATGTTACCTCTGCTAATCTGCCAGTATCCATATCATACTTTAAATCACAACAAGGTCCAGTAATACCTGAGAATCTATTCTTTAACACTCTTACCTTAGTGGTATGTCGGATTTCAGGGTCATCGTGCTGTGCGTCTCTCTCAAGCCCTATAACCATGTCACTTAACTGACCTATAGAAGCCGAACCTCTTAGTTGAGATAGAGATGTAGCTGCACCCTCTTCATGTCCTTTACCATCAGGTCTCCTTAAATGTGAGACTACTACCATAGCTATGCCTGTTTCCTGTACAAGAGTTCTAAGTCTAGTCATTATTTCATCTAAAGCTTTTCTCTCATCTCCATGTGACTGGTCTGATACTATAATACTAACATGGTCTATGATAATATATTTACAATCTAATCCTTTAGCTAAATATCTTACTCTTGAAATTATATTATCAATAGTGTTAGAACCAAAATGGTCAAACAAAAATACTCTACCACTACCTGTCGTTGCATCAAAATGTTTTTGCCATTCTTCTTTAGATATATGAACATCAGGTAAATGTAATCTTTGATTTGCCTCAATACTCATTATCCCTTTAGATGTTACTACAGGATTTTCTTCCAACATTAATAAACCAAGATTATCTTTTGTTTGTTTTAATAGATGATGGACTAACTCTCTAATGACTTGAGTCTTACCCAACCCACTACCTGAAGTAAAGGTAACTAATTCAGAAGCTCGTAAACCATACGTCATTTTATTTAATCCTTCAAATGGATACTGAACAAATGATTGTACACTAGGTTTAATTATGTCATCAAATAAAGTATTGGCATTAATAATACCATCAGGAGCAAATCGTTTTGCATTCCAAAATGCTTGAGTATAAATCTGTATTTTATTTTTAACTAAACAATCTGAAGCATCTTTAAATTCTTGAGGGAGATGCATAATTTTACATTTCCCAGGTGAAAATAATTCAGCTACTTTTAATGCACCCTCTTTACCTTGTTCATCATTATCAAAATTAATAAGAATATTTTGAAATTGTTCTAGCCATTCAAGACTATTCTTAATATCTTTAACTGCAGAAGCTACACCATGTTTAATACTTACTACTGGAGTTTCATACTTACCTGTATAAAACATTTGATAAGCTGATAAACAATCTATCTCACCTTCAGTAATTATAATAAATTTATTTTTAGAGAATAAATGTTCTCCAAATAATCCTGCTTGGTGAGTATTACCCTGCACACTAAATTCTTTTGACTTTGTATATCTAGTTTTTGTTGCAATCTTTGAACCTTGTTTATCATGGTAAGGGTAATAATGATTTGTTATAGTACCCATACTATCTGTCTTAACAGATACACCATATTTTTTACAAGTATTTTCTGAAAGATTTCTGTCTACTATTTCTGTAAAGTCTGATTGCTGTGAAAAGTTTTGCACTTTAGATTCCTGTTTACCATTTGTTATCGGTTGTGTTTCCATATCATATTCCTTTATATATTGTTGACATGAAAAACAATAAGCCGAACTATCTGCATTAACAGAAACCGCATCACTACTTTTACATAGTGGACATGGTAGATGATACTTTACAAATCCTTTTTTATTTATTTCCATTGTCGCCCTCATAATTAATTTCTAAAAAAAAGGAGAGCCAACCTGTTACCAAGCTGACCCTCCTGTAGGAGTAGAAAATGAGTCATGTATTATGACTGTTAATGTTGTATCAAAAATCTTCTTTGATGTCAACACCATTAGAAGATTTATTTTCTATATTAAAATCTTCGTTGGGAGTGTATTCCACTAAATCCAGTACCTGTACAGCTTGTAAATCTAAACCTTTGCCCTTCTTACCTTTAAAATTCCAGTCATAAGATTTATACATTACTTTTACTTTACTGCCATTACCGACTATTTTATCAAGAGGTTTCTTTTCAGCATCCACTAATTGTGGTTGTTGGTTCTTATCTCCATTTGCTTTAGAAACTTTTCTTTTAAATCTAAGAATATTACTTACTACTTTGTCATCAGATTTTGTTTCTCCGACTGCAAAGCCATTAGTTTTAAAAGTACTTGCAGTTGCATCATCAACTGCTAAATCAATTCTCCACATAGGTTCAAACTTTTCGTTTGGTCTTATCAGAGAAGCCCAGTATGCTGTGCCTTCAATTATTGCCATATGTTTTTTCCTTTTCTATTTATATTTTTATATCGCATACCATCTTGTATCAGTTTTAATCCTCTGTGTCAACACTAAGGTCATCTTTTTTTTCTAATACCTCATCTATTTTTTCATTAATTATCCTCTTAAAAGTGGCTTTTTTACTAGCTTTTTCCTCTAGTTCATGAATTTTTTTACCCATAGAGTGTACATCTAAATTAGATTGTTCTAATTTAATTAAGATTTGTTTAATCTTAGAATCTTTTTGAGAAACTAATTTAATAGCATCATCTTTTTCTTGAGTTAAATCTGCAATCTGCTGTTTTAATTCTGTAACTAATTCTCTATCACTCATATATTATTGACAACTCTCGCATTCATTATTACTATCTACAACTACATCCTTCTTACACATACAAGCAGTACAAGGACATACTCCAAGCATATCTGAATGCTCCATTAAAGAACAATGACACCTACAGTTACAACTTAAACATCTATTAATATCGCCCATGATAACTCCTACTAATTAATTTTTTCTTCTTTTCTTTTTTTTATTTTTTATTCTTTCTCTTGTAATTTTTCTTTTCTTTACTTCAATTGGTTTTTGTAGTATATATATAAATAAATATACCAAAACAAATACCAGTATAACCATAGATACTGCTAAGAAAAATGATAGATAACAAATCTGAAACACATCTGCTACTAACACAAGTCTTTCCTTTTTAGTACTGGCTAATATAATACTTACATCAGGTTCATATGTTGCCCATTGTTCTACTGAAGATATAGTAAGAACTTCAGGCATTGGTTCATCAAAGTCATGTAGAATTTTATTAGTCACTAAAGATTTTAATTCTTTAGCTTTTACTAGATACTCATATGCATGAGTTTTAATATCTTTCTTTGTCGTTAATGTAGTTGTAAAGTCTATGCCACTATAAGCTTTAGCATAAGCATTATTACTTATTGCTAGACTTGAACCACTAGATAACAATGCAAACTCACTACATCCAGTTAATAATAATAAACCAACTATTAATCCTAAACATTTTTTAATCATAATAATCTATTCCTATTTAATTGACCCACCCATACGTGTTCGTGTTGTTTATCTTTATCTAATTTTTCAAAACAATCTTGACATATCTTACAATTTCTATCGTGGATATACCTTCGCATAGTGCCACCATTTTCCTGTCTATCGCAGGTTCTACAAATATCTTTGAAGTTAGTTCCTCCATCCATCATACCCATAATTATACTCCAACAATTATAATATAAACTAACACACTAATTACTACTGAAACACTTACTACACCTGCACCTGTATATATTTTATTCATTGTCTCTCCTTTATAGTTCATAACACTTCTCTGTAAATAATTCTTTAATAGGTATGACTACACATTTAGATGCTCTGTAATCTCCTATCTGTTTTGTATGTGTCTTCTTGTATTTGTTTACTATTTTTTTTAATCTTGATACTCTAAAGACTAACATACAATGTTCTTTACCATTAAGTTCTAGTATTTGAAACCACCATTTAGCTTCTGTCTTATCTATACCACTTGGCTTACCTCTAAATTCATACTCAACAGCAATATTCCCTGTCTTTCTCCACCAACTACGTTCTGTTTTAACTTCTACTTTACCGCCCTTAAATAAGTCGGCTACTCACTCAAGTCGA